ATGTTGACATTTTTATTCTACCCCCGTATGTAAACCATGCGTATCTCTAATCACAGTCATATAAGTCATAGATCCAACTTGTGGAACATTGGTAAAATGATGAGATAGATGTAATATTAAGTATTTACCACTCTTTGACTGATCTAACACACCCTCCTCAACCTTTTCTTCAGATATTCTTGGCCAATGGCAATTGATGGTTTGACCTGCTCTCAGTTGCAAGTTCATAGGAACTGCAATATCTATTGCTTGATTAAACATTGAGTTATATTTCATCGATGATAATACTGCCCATTTTTGTGGGTCATTATTTCTTTCACTTGAAAGACCAACTGCAGAATTACCATCGTTTGTTATGAACGAAAATGTTCTAAGATCCAAATCCTGATCATCAATATCTATTCCACTAAGTGATTCTGCTCCCATATTTGGAAATGTATCTTCTCCGAGTTTAACTATCTCATCCCTAACCTCAAAATCACGAAGACAAAGTGATATAAAACGTGCTGCAACCGCACCAGATTCCATTGATTTTAAGAGATTAAAGTTTTGCTTCTCTACAAATTGTATGATTCTAAAATCACCTTCTTCTCGTGCAACTTGTCCTTCACCATGACTATATACAAGTTCAGTGCCAGCATTGCACATTTCTTGCGCTGATCTAAAACTTACTCCATCCTGTGTTTCAAAAACAAAATAACCAGGAATCCCATTACTATTGACTGAAATAGATTGAGTTGCCAAATCAATAAGTTTATCTAAGGGTCTTTCTATTTGAGAACCTTTAAAATCTAGTGTATTTTTTGTTGGATCAATTACTCTAACTCTACTTGGTGATTCGTTCAATAGTGAATCAAATATTTTAACTACTGAATTAGATATTAAACCTTTATATCCGCCGGCAAGAACTTTTTTCTTATTTTTTACTGCAATTTGTGATGTTAACTGTAAGTATGTAATGCTTTTACCTTTATAAGTTGAGTTAACTGCGGAGGCTATTCTTAATGGATAATCACCCGCTTGGTTTGCACCAAAAGAAAGTCTTCCTGTCTTATGGCATAAAACAAGGTTTAGATTTTCTTTACCTCTGATTGGCAATGCCGAAAGGATATCTGCTGGTCTTTCTTGAGTATCAGTTTTAGATTTTATACTTCCAGTATCAATAATTCCCAAATATGCCGTAATGTGTGGGGAGAATAAACTTTCGTAATATGCAAATTCATCAAAACCACCAGATATATCTGTTACTTCTCCAGTTTCTGATATAATTTCTAATTTATCTACTACAGTAGTTAATTGATTTGACATTTTTCTATGCTAAACTCGGTTTTGAAATATTACGAGAATTTGATACTGGAACAGGTATAGGTCTATCTATATGTTTAACAACAACAGCACTTCTTCCTCTTTTAACTATTGGTTGAATAATATATACAACTTCACTTCTAGTGGAATTCATTGATTGATTTAATCCTGTACGATTTTTTGTTAGACCTGTAATACTACCACCTTTGTTATTCTTAAAATGTTTTTGTTGGACTGGGGTAAGACCGCTTGAACTATGAGATGGAAGTGCCATCGGATCAATATGTTGATGCAAGTTACGCCAACCTGAATATCCATTATACTTTGAATATGGTCCACCAACTGAGAAAAAATCTACACTCATATGAGTTCCGGTTATACTTCCTCTTTGATCAAAAGGATCATTCAATGTACCCATTCTTCCAAGAACTTCTCCTTTTTTAACTTTTTCTCCTGGTTTTTTAAAATTTTGATTTGGAAAGTGTGCATATAATGCATCAAAATAATTTCCAGGACGATTGGGATCTTCATGTTTTATAATCATGAAGTTTCCATATCCACTATTTCCACTTATTTGGTGGTTAGTTCCTACTGGATCTTTCTGTACTACACCATCAAATAGTGCATGGTTCATACCACCAGGTGGTGTAAAATCATATCCAGGTTCACCACTAGCATCAACTGACACAAGTGAAGATCCTGGTCCTGGTGGTCCTGCTGGTCCTGCTGGACCATTAGTCCGTCCATTTGGAGATCCTCCTCCAGGTCCTCCTTGAGTCCCTACACCGACAGTAGAATTAACACTAGTATAAAGTTCTAGGAATTTTTTAAATGATTCATTAGAGTCTTCTTTTTCATCCTCCAGTTTTTTGGTAGATTTTATATTATTGTGGAAATCACTATAAGAAATGAGTGCCTCTCTTGCACTTCTTTCTGCTCCAGTCTCTTTAACCATCCTTGGACGTCTTCTAGGTTTGATTTTTCTTCCACGCCTATTAGTGGGTGATTTAGTTAATCCACCAGATTTGTATTGAGGTGTTTGTACAGGTTTTACCTTTGCTGATGGTACAGGAGAAGATTTTGATGGTGGATTTGATGCATCTGGAGTTACCGATGGTGCCTGTACTTCTCTTGGTGCTTCTCTTGGTTCTTGACTCGGTATTTCTGGAGCACTATTTACTGGTGTAATAGGTGGTGATGGAATATCTGGATTTGATGGTACTGATGTTGGACCTTCTCCTGTTGGCTGCACTTCTCTTGTTGGTTGTGCATCTTCTGTTGGTTGTACTTGTTCCGCAGGAGATTCATCATCTTCAGTTTGTGTTGCAGCAATTGCTTCATCTACAGATTTCTCTGCAGATTTTTCTTCGCTCAATAGGGCATTAGTTTCAAATCCAAAAAGATCTAAAGCACCAATAAATGCATCTCTAGATGCTTCAAATGCACTTATAACAGATGGTTTAATAGTATTGGCAAGATCAATCATTCCCATCAGAGTATTTCCTAAGAACTTGAAAATATTTTTAAATGTTGGTATTATCCATGGATTATCATCAAAGAATTTTTGTGCTGCTGCTATTGCTTTTGGAAGTTCTGTAATAAGAATACCAAGTAATATATTACCAAAGAAATTTAGTAACTTATCAAAAATACTCATTACAGGTTTTATTACTTTACCCAAGACTCCTTGTCCTGGTAATTTAAATTTACTCTTACTTTCTACTTTTTTTTCTTCTATTTTTTTCTTTTTCTGATCATCAATTCTTAAAAGCAAACTTTTTTCATTTGCTTTTAATTTCTTTACATTACTATTTCCTTTGATCAATACACTATTGATCTTCTTTGCATTTAGTTTTAAAGAATTAACCTGTTGTAGTTTCATTTTTTATTACCTCACATGAAGATTCCGTATCTTTGATATGCTTGTGCAATATATTCATTCCCTGTATCGAAAGTTTTAATAATAATTTCATGTCCTCCCGAATTAGAATCAGAAGTACCTGATATAACTTCTGGTGGTTGTTCTGGTTCGACAATTGGTGGGACAGGAATTACACTTGCAGATGGTCCGCGATAAGGTGTGACTTCCAATGATTGTGGACCCTTACCACCACTTGGTCTAATGTTGAGTCCAGTATTTCCAGTATTAGATCCACCCCTATTACCACTTAGATTTCCTCCTCCACTACCATTACCAGTCATACCTAACTGTTCTAGTAAAGTCAGTCCTTGAGATGTGGAGCGATTTCTTTCTTTTTCCTCTTGTATGCGTTTTTTCTTCTCAAATTCTTCAACTAATTTCTCTGTTATTTCACCAAAATCTTTTTGATTATCTTCTTGTTTTTTTAAAAGAGTCTTTTGCATTTTGACTCCTTCACCAAACTTTTTCAGTTGTCTTCCAGAGTTGAAATTAATATCATCTAGAGATGCTTTATTTCTAGAGGCATCTTTTCTATTAACAACATATTCACCACCTTCTACCTCACTACCACCCATCTTAACTCCACCACCACCATGTGATGGTCCTTTTATCATTCCACCACCAAACTTCTTACCTTCTGGTGCTTCATCATCACTCCCAAACATTGCAAATGGGTCATATCCAGAAACAAAAAGTGGAGAGTCATTGAATATTCCTCTACCAAAATCCCCTTTACCATTTTCTGCTAACTGCTCACCTATTTTATCCGCAGCTGCACGGAACAGTAATTCTCCACCAACACCACCTGCCATAGCACCTATAAGTGCTCCAGGCGGACCACCAAAGGAACCGATTGTTGTGCCAGCAGCAGATCCTAACACACCACCAAGTGCTCCCATCAAAGCATTACCAGCTGGACCACCAGTTCCAATCTCTACTGCAGCAATCAAAGATGAAATAAGAACATCAACACCAGGAATTCTGAATGGAACTGATCTCTTTGCTTGTTTAATTGCCTGTACAGCAGGTTTCGCTTTACCTGCTACATCTGTAACAAGAGTGGCAATATCTTTTGGATTCTTTACTAGATTGATTAATTTTTTAAAGATGGGTGATGCTTTTTGTAATTTACCAACTTCTGATTTAACTGCAGTATTAATTATTTGTGGTAATTTACGAGGGTCAAGATTTGAAATTGTTTTACCAACATTATCCCATGATGATTTAAGACCACTGACAGCAGCGCCACCAGCATCCATGAGACCTTTACCAACAGTTCTGCCGACATTCATCACATCGGATCCAAAACCTTTTACACCTCTATATACGCCACCAACTAATGCTTGTCCTTGACTTACCACTCCCCTACGAAGATTGTTTCCTTGCGCCAACATTCCACCAAAATTCTGGCGAATACCACTAAACAAACCTTTATTTTTTGTTGCAATATTAAGTGCTTGTGTTTCACTTAATTGCCCTGCCATGACTCTAGCACGGTTTGCATTGCCAACACCAGCGTTTTTTAAACGAGCAAGTGCATCAACTGCTTTGTTTGGACCGAGCATTCTGGTTGCTCGCCCAGTAGATTCATTAATGAGACTACCCATTCTACCGATGGGTGCTTGATTTGCTCCTGCTCTAAAGAATCTGGAGAATGCCATCCCAGAACCTCTAGTGGCTGCAAATGCACGAGGTAATCTAGTTGGTGTTCTTCCTGGACCATCACCACAACCACAAATACCTTTGTTCTTTAATAGTCCAATTTTTCTGAGCAGACCTCTAACAACTCGTGCTGCTCCAACTAATTTTAAAATTCCACTAAGTATTTTTCCACCAATAAAAATACCAGCAAGTATTTTCCAATTATCAACTAAAAAAGTAAATACTTTAGATATAGCATCTCTATTTTCTTTTTTAGAGAACCATCTAAATGCTTCTTCTACAAGTATTCCAGTTCCAATCAAAGATAAGAATTCTATGATCTTATCAAAGATATTTTTGGCAGGTGCCATCACCTTATTCAAGGCACCACTAGTTTTTTTCGATATCTTTGCTAGAGGAGATTCTACAGATGACTCTCTCGCCATCTTTTTCGTATTATCTCTCTGCTTTTTAATAGCAGATATTTTTTCCTTTCTCTCTGAAATTCTATTAGCAAAATCTAGTGCTAATTGTTTTTGTATTTCTACAAGAACTATATTAGTCTCTGCTAATGAACTATCAATGTCATCACTCTTTATACTTTGAAAATTAACTTTAGATATAGTTAATTTTGGTTTATCGGATATAGATAATTTTGGTTTATTGGGACTAATCTTATCAGATCCTAACCCACCACCAAGTGCTCCTATCCCAGCACCAGAAATAGTAGAAGAAGCAAATGTGCTTCTTCCCATTTTTGGAACCGATGGTGCTGTATAATTTCCTAATGCCACTTACTGTTGTTGTTTCGAGTTTTCTTCCTCAATATATTGTTGGAGTAAAGTAACGTATACTTCTCTCTCCCACGGCATCATATTTTCTAACTCCGTCAAAGAGTATTTATGGTACTGCATCAAGGCAAAATTTGTCTTGTAATAAGATTCAAGACTAGTATGTGACATTATCAAGCGAAAAAAGACGCTAATCCCTCAAGAACAACCTCATTAGATTTTTTTGTATTGGGATTTTTAACGTTCACAGTATGTGCAAGTTTGGGCATCGTAGAGAAGAACGTTTCAATTTGTTTAAATTGACGTGTATTCATTTGTTCAATGAATCCTGTCATATCTTCTTTTGTGCAATCACTTGCAGACCAACACTCATCAGCATTATATACCATATCTATACATGAAATAATAACATCTAACGATTTATCAACACCAGGTTGAACATCCTGATATTCAAAGTTATTTTCAATAAATTGATTAACTGATGGATATCTCATTTTCATAGACAATGCATCATCAATCTTGATGATATTGGTATGCTCCTTATTAGTCTGTATTTTAATATCATCAAGATTAATTTCTAGTTGAACTTGTGTTTCACCATCATCTGGACAGGTTACATTAACTTCAATAACTTCACCAACAGATTTTCCACGAATATTAAGGAACAAATACTCAATGTCAAAGGTAGAAAGTTCTGCAACTTTCACACCGCGTGTACTAATACATTCTGTTAGAATTTCTATAATAGCATTCGTAATCTGAACCATATCTTCAGATTCTAATGCCATAACAAGAATTTTTTCCTCTCTTACTAGAAATGGGCGATATTTAATCTTCTTTCCAGTAGAAGGAATATCCAACTCATAAGTTGGTGTATTAATTTTTGGTAAAGGCATAATCTGCGTTACAATTCAGTTATTTTTATTTATTAGGGATTATAGAAAGAAATTTCCATACTGCCCTAAAACGGAGGTAAGGACAGTCCTGTAAACTGAGTATAATCAATACCCAATCCTAAGTCAACATTATATGGGAATAACGTAGTGGCACTATCTGGAAGATCTTTCTTTGTGGTTCCACTAACAGATCTATAAAGTCTATATCTATCGTAGTTTACTGTTATAGAAACCCTCATTATTTCTGCCTCACCATATTGTAATGGTATTGATGCCATAGATTTTGGAAATGCATTAATAAGTTGATAGGTCATGTTCCTTGCATTAGGAGCATTCCAATTTTTCTCAAATTTTGTTATATAAACTCCAGAAAAGTTTTTATAGAATTTTGGATATGCAAATCTACGATAATATCCTACATCCTCAGATTGAGATGCACCATTACCAGAAATATAATCAATCCATGCTTCAAAGAAAGTTAAAATTTCGTAATTCCTATCAAGATAAAATGTGAAGTCGATATCAGTATTAACTCTGGTATGTGCATATTCTTGTCCAACACCAATATAATTATCCTTTACTTCCCCAGTTGCATATGTTGATGATGGAAGATTTACATTTGAACAGGCAATAGATAATTTTTCCTGGAGACCTCCGTTCCATGTTATATCATAATTATTTTTAAGATGTTTTATAAATGGTGTTCCAGATTCATCTGCACCCCATCCACTAACAATAGAAACTTGGTATTGATTGGCCCTTGCAAGTCCACCCTCGTTTTTTGCGAGGATTTTGTTCATCGTAAGATGTTGAATTGGAAGTGGCGTTGCCATATCTAAATATTAATATTAAACCTTTGTTATTATTATTTAGATGTCATATAAGGGAAAATATCAACCATCTCATCCCAAAAAATACAAAGGAGATCCAACAAATATCATATATCGATCTCTTTGGGAGAGAAAGTTCATGGTTTACTGTGATTTGAATGAAAATATTATTGAATGGGGATCTGAAGAAATCGCATTACCATATCGATCTCCTCTAGATAATCGTATTCATCGCTACTTCCCAGATTTTTATATTAAAGTAAAAGAAAACAATGGAAAATTGAAAAAATATTTGATTGAAGTAAAACCAAAGAAACAAACTAAAGAACCCAAAGTTCAAAAAAGAAAAACAAAAGCATATATCTATGAAGTTACAGAATATGCTAAGAACATAGCAAAATGGAAAGCAGCAGAAGAGTTTTGTAAAGATCGTATGTGGGAATTTAAAGTTTTAACCGAAGATGAACTAGGTATCCGCTAATGGTAAATCCAACAGACGATAAATCAAATCGTATTCGTTCTGTAATAGATAATGT